TCTTATACGGGATGACGAAGTGGAAGTCGAAATGAACTTCAAGGGTGTTTGGAATGTGGGAAATCACTCGGGCTTTTCTTGGATACTCTCGAGCTCTTCAACCTCTTGAGTGGGATTGTTGGGAAGTTCGATGGTGTTTACACCACCCTTTTTAAGATTGACGAACGTCTGCAAAACACCTTGCAGACGGTAGATTTCCTGAGTCAGATTTTCAATGTTCGCGCGAACTTGCTTAATGTTTTCATCGACGTCGAGAGTAGGCATCTTCTACTCATTTAAAGTTTACACTCTTTAAATGAGTATGCTTACACGGACCGGATACCTCGTGGATGCGGGACCGATACAAGAAATTAAAAAAGAACTTACCGTAAGACCCATAGTCAATGGCGATTTCGGATTTCCTCCACCACCTTTTAAAGTTTATAAACCAACTAAGAATGGAATCTGCGTTCCAAGATTCTACGGAACTTCTAAACTTGGAGAACCCTCCCAGGACCGACGTCCCGAACCTGTTAAGACCAGAAGTGCATTCACCGGAAAGCTCCGAGATGCCACCCACCAAAACGAAGCCTTTGATGCTGCTATCAAGGCGGGTCATGGAGTTCTTTCGTTGCCATGCGGGTATGGCAAGACCACCGTATCCCTGGCGATAGCTTCAAAATTGGGGTATAGGACCATGATCATCGTACATAAACAGTTCTTAGCCGACCAATGGAAAGAACGTATTCAACAATTTTGTCCGGGTGCCACGATCGGTATGGTTCAGCAGAACAAAAAAGAGGTGGAGTGTGATTTTGTCATCGCCATGCTTCAGTCTCTCTCACTGAAAGAGTATTCCTTCTCGGATTTTGAAAGTATTGGAACAGTCATCGTCGATGAAGCACACCACATCTGTGCCAAGGTTTTCAGTCAATCTCTATTTAAACTTTGTCCCCGGCACATTTTCGGGCTTTCAGCGACACCAGAGAGAAAAGATGGACTCACAAAGGTGCTTCACTGGTTCATGGGCCCCACCTTTTTTGCTGTCGAGCGGAAAAATCAGGAACAGGTGGAAGTGTTTCCAGTCACGTTTGATTCTGCAAACTATAGAAATCCTCCACCGTCCATGCGAAACGGAAAGATTTCGATGCCAAACATGATCACAGATGTTGTCGAAGATCGGCAACGTAATAAGATGCTCGTGGAACTCGTGAAGAAGGCGTCGAGTGGTACCAGGCAGTTACTCGTGTTGAGTGATCGCAGACAACATTGTGAATTCCTTCACCAGTGTTTTCCCAAAACCTCGGGACTGTACATGGGTGGCATGAAAGAGGCTGAACTTCAAGCGTCGTCTAAAAAGAAAATCATCTTTGCGACGTTCTCACAAGCGCATGAAGGTCTCGACATACCCACACTCGACACAGTCATCTTGGCGTCGCCAAAGTCGGACATCACCCAGAGTATCGGTCGTATCATGCGAGAAACAAAAGGGAAACAGAATAATCCACACATCTATGATGTACACGACCCGTGGTCTATTTTCACAGCCATGTTTTACAAGCGTATGAAAGTCTACAGAAACGGTGGATTCAAGATTCATGGTAAGGTGGTGGAGGAACAGAAGAGTGACTTCCCTCAGGGAAAGTGTCTGTTTTTATAATCTAAACAACTATTAAATGTCTGGTGCATTAATACAGTTGGTATCAAAGGGGATACAAGATGTGTACCTCACGAGTGACGAGGGACATTCTTTCTTTCGCATGAAATTCACGAGGCACACAAACTTTTCCCAAGCCCCGAAGTTCATCAAGACTATCGACACGAACGATACGTCTATTACCATTCCGGTTTTGGGTGATGTCATCAACGGTTTGTGGTTCGAATCTACGAACACGAGTAACGCGAACATAGCCTCTAATTTGTTCCATAATTCAACCTTAGATTTGTACATCGGTGGACAGAAAGTTGATTCTCAGCATTACGATTATTACGCAGAGATATGGCCCAACTATCTCGCCGATACGTACAACAAGTCTCAGGAACTCAATAACAAAGCGTCTACATCTAACCAGACATTCATGCCTCTTCACTTTTTCTTTTGTGACCATAAAGCGTTCCTACCTCTCATCGCCATGCAACACCATCAAGTCGAGATTAAAATCACATTCGACCAAACAGCCATAGCGAATTCGTCGGAAATTGAAAGAACCGCCGATTTTTATGGCAACTACGTGTACCTGGATAAAGAAGAACGAGAATCATTGTTGAACCGCACACTCGATTTTGTCGTCACACAGACACAACGCATAGAGTTTCCTCTCGAGAGCGTCGCGGATAACACTACTGAGTCTGGTGGATACAACAAACTCGATATTTCGGCGTTCAACCATCCCGTCAAGTCTCTCTTTTTTGGATACGGAACGTCGAATTCTAATTTCGCCGGTGACCGTTTCTCTTTTAAGAATGCTGACATCATGATTAACGGTGTTTCTTTCCTCGAAAATATGACCCCGACGTATTTTCACACAGTACAAAATTATTACAAGTCGAACTTTGGACAAACGGAATTTGATGTTGATAGTCACACGGGTGTGTACACTCGCTACTTCGTGTATCATTTCTGCTTAAACGCTTCCGATTACAACCCCTCCGGTTCTTGTAACTTTAGCCGTCTAGATGATGCGAAACTCATCCTCAGGGGTGTGGAAAAGGGGGAGCTACGACCGTCGAATCAGAGTATTTTCGTATACGCCGTTAATTACAATGTGCTACGACTGAAGGACGGATTAGCCGGAATTTTATTCGGCAACTAAAGTATAAATGGGTAAGCTTGTGAGAGCTGGTCAAATTTTTGTAACCAGTCTAGATGCAACACCCAGAGAGACCGATGTCTTGACGGGTCTTGCGAGTATCGACGCTGGTGAAATTACAGCGGACGAAATTGTTGTGGCGAATTTGAAGATTACGGGTGAACTGACATCTATTTCAGATACAACTCAGTTTGCGGGTACTACAAATGTAAATCGTCTCACGGCCACACAGGTCGGTATAGGCACGGATAACCCCATCAACGATCTTCAAATTGGTACGAATGATTTAATCGTAAACAGAACTGTTCAAAATCTTGTGACTGTACGTGGTAATGTTGTCAGTACGAATGTGTTAGCGACAGATACATTCAAAACGACCAACGATTCGTTCGTCGTTGATGCCGACAACTCTAACGTGATCACGGTCACTGGGAATACTGTATCTACGAATGTCACGGTGAATAAACATCTTCACGTCGGAACGGATATTGTTCAAGACACGGGAGCTAACGTAGCCGTTTTTGAAAACGGTAACGTCGTCATTCGAGATGGTTTCTTACAAGTGTTTGGTAATATCGATGTGAGTGGTAACTTGTCGATAACAGAAATTCCGTCGTATACGAGTGTAAACAATCTTGTCGTGTCTAATGCCGTCATCTTGATGGGTGACGGTAACAACGGGACCTACGACATGGCCGTGCTCATGAGGGATGGTGCCCCGGATACCTCCAATGTATTCTTGGGCTATACACACGTCGATGATACCTTTAAATTATCAAGAACCTACGGTACTCCCGAAGATGCCACTTTCACTATGGACAGTGCAAACACAGTGAACCTTCACGTGTTCGGTGACATTTACACACAAAACAACGTGGGTATCGCAAATACCTCACCGGCGTTTTCCCTTTCTGTGGGATCTAACGTGTACATAAATGATGTGGCATCATCTTCGGCCAATGTTCTTCATGCAAACGGATACGGCTTCTTCGAAGGTTTACGAATCGGTGACGACGGTCTCACAGTCGGTAGCCTCATCACACTCGACGCGGATGCGGCTATACCTATGGTTGTTTCGTCAAAGATCGAGGCCGATGGTATTCAAACGACGGGTGTCAATTCATCAGGTATCGCGAATACGAATCCGGCACATACGTTATCTATCGGTGACAAGATATTCTTCAGTACCACAGACGCGAATGCCGTTACCGTGATCGGTAACACGGCAACGGGTCGTCTCATCACGGAGTCTATTCGTGTACAAGATTTCATCGAAGTAGAGGGTGAATCCGGTATTTCTTCAGCCGCGAATGTTATCATTCACGGTGATATTACTGGTGAAGATTCTACTTCGAACACAGTGAGTATCCGCGCGGGTCCATTGACCTCGAATATTAGTGCTCTCGAAATTAATGGTGCTAAAACATCACCCAGTCATCAGTCCGTAATCATAAAGACAAAGAATACCGAACGTTTACGAGTCGTATCTGGTGGTAATGTTGGTTTATCCAACACTAATCCGAGTGAACTTTTAACTCTTGGTGGTAACCTCAAGTTAAATGATAGTAATGCGGCTATACTAGGAAGCGATACAACCTACCTGAAAGCTTTCACAGATGTCAATGGTAATCAAACGAGAATCGAAAACCGTGTAGGAACCGGTAAGGGTCTCAACTTTTACGCGAGTACCACCGATACGATGGGAACCCCGAAGATGACCATTCTCGAAACAAGCAATGTGGGTATAGGCACTATTACACCTAAGGGTCTCTTACATACGTCAGGTGGTACGGTATTCATAAACAATGAACCCGCAAACCGTGTCGCATATAATCACTTGAATACACCGATGGTCATAAGCAACACAGTCGAGACCGAGGATACTGTATCCCAAGAACCAATCCTTGAATTAACACGTGAAGGTGTCTTAAACAACTATGAAGCCGTTCGAGCGACATTCAAGTTGGGTAAACACGACCTCACGAACAACAAATCCAAAACACAACTGGATATTTACCTCGCGGACGAAGATTACAGTGATGAGACAGATATTCTCACACTTCGAAGTGATGGACGTGTCGGTATAGGCTCGACCGTTCCGGAAGCATTTTTAGAAGTTGTGAGCAGTGGGATAGGAAACGCGCGTGAAAATAGTCTCATGATTCACAACCACCACGGTGCGGGTGGTGCAGGTGACGCGATCATGGCCGCCCAAACGGACGCGACACAAGGAAACGCGTTCACATCGTACATTCAAACGACGAATGATTCAAACCCTCGTGGATGGTCTGTTGGTATCACCGGAACGAGAGATTTTAGAATTACTCGTAACATTAATGAAGTATCTGATTCGACAAATGTTGGAATGTACATAGATGGGAGTACACGTAATATGGGTATAAGTACAGACGCTCCCCGTGCTAAACTGGAAGTCAGTGGTAATGTTATCATCGGTAACAAACTTTCGTTTGGTGGTTTAACTTCCGATGAGTTTGGTAACACCTTTATCCAAGAACAGTATTATGATGCCGTAGGTGGTAAAACAGAACTCGTCATATTCAAGGGTAATGATCGAACTGGTACCGCCGCCCCCGATAGGATTCGTTCTATCGCCGCCGAACACCTTTTCCAAACGTATAACACGAACTTACCATCCCTGACTACGAACCAGATCCAGTCCGCTTTAGATGGGGATGCCGCGGTGGTGTCGCGTGCGATGACTATAACTCCTTCGGGTGTAGTCGTCATAGGAGCTTTACCTCTCGATAACCAAGGTGAATTAGACGTAAGTAGTGGAACTCGATTCTACGTCGGCGGTGGTCTTGAGTTCGCCGATAACCAGGCGATTAAGTTCGGTGCTTTAGATATTTTTACGGCGACTGGTGTCGTTACCCAAAACATCGTAGAATCTCTAGGAGATGCTCCCTTATTATTCAGACAAAAGGTACAAGGTACCAGCACGGAGTACGCTCGATTTACCCATGAAGGTCTCATCGGTTTCGGCACAGATTCACCTGAAGCGAACGTCCACATTTACTCGGATGCGACGGGCGACACAGATGTCCTCAAACTCCAAAATCCCGGTACAAATTCTAAGGTTGGTCTCATTCTTCACACAAATGATAATTACGGTGGATACGTGAGAGGTTTCAGTGATTCCACCCATTCCGTACATGGTACGGTGATAGGTGCTGTGAACAATGGTACCGAAGGAGATGGCATTCACATCATACACACGTCAAATGTAGGTGTGGGTACTGTAAACCCCAGTGAGCATTTCACCGTGTATAACGGTACGGCTCGTTTAGAACACGCGACGAGTAATGCCATTCTCGAATTCAAGACGACCGGTGGAGTGTCCAACATCTACGGTGACCACACTGGTAATGTGTTTGTAGACCCAGTGAGAAGTTTCGTCGTGAATAGTGACACTGAAATTGTCGGTGACCTCCAAATCGATGGTAAGATTGATTTGGGTAACCAGGTCGCCGTGGACCTCGGTGGCCAGGATGCTACGGCTGCTCTTGAGGTCGGTGGTGGATTTATTTCCAACTCGAATGAAGTTGCCTGTAAACGATACGCCATAAACTTTACGCGTACGAACCAACAAAGTCAGGATATACAATTACGATTCGATAAGGGTTCGTATTACGCCAAAATAGTGGCTATATTAAGGTCTGATTACAGTGTCCATGATATGAGTACTCTTGTACTCGAGGTACAGGGTGGTACACATGACGGTACCACAAACCCCTCCGAGAACATCACCATAGGCACTAAGAACTTATTCGGTGGTGGTAATCTTCATCCCTGGAACCCCACGGTAACTACAGGTAAATTTGGTTTACTTTTCGCCCCAGAAGTGACATCTGGGCGCACCTATTATTATGACTTGTACATAGAATTGATAACTTCCCGAGGTGGTAAATTACTATCAGCGTTTTCAAATAACCCAGGTGGCGCGAATGCGGCTGATAACTTTTCTGGTACGGAATTAGTCGGTCCAAATACTTCAACGAACGCGACGGGTAAGAACTTTGGGTATTAAATTTACTACGAGGGAGTACCTCGCGGTAGATTCAACATTTACGCCCTGATGGAATCAGAGACGGCAAGTGCTATGACGCCAACAATGAAAGCCATGATGACGTAATTTAATTCAGTTTCTTCACGCCCGACCTGAGGCTTTACAGGTTCCGCGACAGCTACCTGCTGCCGAACGGGAGGCTCGATCTCCTCCAGCGGACAATACGCTATCATTTATATATATTTAGAGATTAATTTCTGTCTTCTTCTTTCGACGGGTTCGCTTGGGTTTGGCGGCACCGACATTAACTTCCTTCACCTCACCACCAGTGGAATCCCCGGAGATGGAGACGATATCCGAAAGGTCATCGTCTTCCTCTACTGGGGGAGCAGCGGGGGTAGACTGACCCATAGACGTGTTCATTGGTGGAGGGGGAGGCATCATGATATTACCCATGAGGTTCGAAATATCTACACCGGGCCCCTGCATCTCATACTGACCCGTGCCTCCAACTGGAGCATCCACGGCGGGACCTTCAGGGGAGCGTGTGGTATTCTGGACCGCCGCCATCATGTTCTTCACCAGGTCGGGGTTCTGCTTGATGACATCGTTCATGTTGGGCATGACCGACTTGAACATGGAATTAGTAAGATGGAACATCATCGCGGAACCACCGAGCATCATGATAAGCTTGACCTCCGGTGCGACGCTGACCTTCGAGCGATACTTAACATATAGCTCTTCAAAGACCCCATCATAGTCATCCACATTTTCCATGACGGATTCCGACCAACCCTCAAGTTGAATCTCAAAGGGGTTGTACCGCTTGTTCAAAAACTCGAGACCAGTTACACAGGCGATAAGCATACGCCTCGAAAATCGAATGGACTGCTCAACGTCTATGCTATAGGTGATTCGCTTCACCTCTGACCTAAGTTCATCGATACTAGAGTATGCGTTCAGGCGCTTATTCACGGCAAACCCTTTCTTCTCGAGACGTGTGAGTTTATTGATCAGGTCCGACTTTTCTTCGTCGATGGATGTGTATCCCTTGGAGGGTTGCTCGGCCTGTTCACCTGGACCAGGACCTTGATCCATGGGTTCATCGTCGTAAAGGTCCTCACCGTAATCAATCTCCTCCTCTTCACGGGGTTGCGCAGGAGCGCTCTGTTTGTTGGGGTTCACAAAGGCGTCCATAGCTTCTTGATGGTGAGAAGCACCAGGCCTTTGCATAGGCCTCGTCGTGGGTCTGGGCACTGGATTTGGCCGAGGAACAGAAATCTCAATCTCATCCATGAGCGCCTGTTCATCAGCGTCTAATTTCATAACATTGGTATGACCCCTGTCGAGTACGATTTCTTCGTCCATCTACTCTCTATCTAGAAACTAAGAAAATGTCTTTAACGCACTTTAAAAAAATGTATGTCTATTATAAATGTTCAAACTCAATTTCAACCGGGCCGATCGCAATGCCCTGTTATACATGCTCGTGTTGATGATTGCCATTGTCATCCTCGGTGTCATGAATGCTCGAAGCTCCAACTACCAACCCAGGCCGATTACCATCAAGACGGTCAGTGAGAAGTCTCTCTTCGACCTCAAGTCCG